CACCACGGCACATATGCCTTGCCGCTTCCACCGGCTTTTTTAATGTTTGACTTAGGTCTATCTTTGCACCGCAGCCGCAGACGTTTTTTGTCTGAATCCCTATTTCGGGAGGGCTGCCTTTGTTGACGTCCGTCTGGTGCTACAGCAGGAGCTAAACCTACCGTAGGGTAGGGCGTCAGAACAGTTGTTCTGCGTGCCCCTGTATTTAAGACCCTGCGCGATTGTCCAAGCTTTCCAATCGCTCTAACATTATTTCTTCGTAAGGTGTTTTTCGTAATATTTTTCCTGTCTGCAACATTACGTTTATTGCTTCTTGACTTACGTCTTGCCATTCGCCTTGCTCCGTCCAAGCTCTTTTATATTTTCCGTGTTGAAAAATTGTTACAGGTAAACCTTGATAATCAATTTCAATAACCGGCTCTTGAATCCATTCAGGTTGATCATATTCGTCAACCCATGGCTCAATATATTTCTGAAAATCGTCTTTAGTAAACCGTTCGTCCTCTGGGTTCAGATGCCACGGTATTCCAAGATGCGGCGACCATATTACACGGTCCTCAGCATCAATCACGTTTTCAAAATGTTTATCGATCAATTCACACCTAATCGGTGTTCCCCATCGATATTGCCACCGCCGACATAATTCGCTTGCGAAGTTATCACGGCTGCGACCCTGTATCGTAAATTTCCGTATTTTTCCATTACGGTCTTTTATATCGCGAAAACTGTATTTCCAGTTTTTCGGCTCTATTCCCGCAGCTACATATTCGTCGACCAAATCGTCAAAATATGCTGCGCCCAAACCGGGCCTATTCGATGACCGAATAACCGTTTGATTTACTCTTAACGACTGGTCTTTAACGATATATTTCAATAAATATCGTATTCCGTGCCAGTCTGGCTGCTGAACAAACACGTGTCCATGAGTCCAATGACTCCAATGTACGTTTTCTTCATCCAATAAAGCGCCACTATCCAATTCTCGCTGTTGCTCCTTTGTTAATGGCTTCTTTTTATTTTCCCTATAAATAATCTTTGGACTACTCCAAGCCTTATTTTTATATTTTCTTATAGCTTGCTTTGATGGCCCCTGAAAAAATAACACAATATGCCAATGTGCTCTATTTTTTGCAGACCCATATTCCCCTGCAACCATAAACCGTACGTTATATTTCTTACGCAAATTCTTCAAAAATTGTTGAACGTCCGCATACACTAACGTTACCGCTCTCGGTCCAGCGTCATCCGCATACGTTAGTGTTACCGCCAAAGTTTTTTTGGCGTATTTCATTTCGGCAATACCTCGCCCGCAAAAGTCATTAACTTTTTCAAGCTCGCATTGCCAGCAAAGGCGACACCCAACTTCGGAACCATTTGGTAAAATTGTCGGCTGTAAGCACATTCTACCCTAGCTCCGGATTTTGGGAGTCACCTTTTGCATATACGATCAAGTAATGTATATGCTCGCGTGCTGCATCTCCTCCAATCCTTGACGTCTCCGGAGATGCAGCACGCTTATCAATCGTCCCGCTTGATTGTTTCATAAATATATTCCAACTTTAAAAACTTTTGATTTCTATCAGATGGCAGCTGAATTTTGTTTTCTTTACAATAATTCTCAGCAATAGCGCATTGACCCCAATGCTTAATTTCCCATCTTTCCCAATTTTTTAACTCCCAATGGGCAGGGTCATACAACCCAGAAAAGGTTGCACCGTTTTTCATCTTAATTTTACGCTTTCTGGCTACTTCGTTGCCAATAGCAATTAAGATGTCCCATTCTTTTTTTGTAAGGTTCCAAGCATGCTTAGAACTAATAATATCTACCGCACATCCATATTGGTGCGGTGACTTACCCGCTGAGGCGTTTGAACGCCCTTGCGCTTTCAACTCATTCTGTCGTTTTTCTGATCGCACAAATTCAAATGCTCTAACGCTAATATTGCGTTTTGCGCATTCATCCCTAAACGCTTTCCAAAATTCTACTATCTGCGGATGAACACCTCTGTATTCAACCTCAGTTTGTCTTATAAAATTTTCGCGTCGGTCTTGTTTTTGCTCGATCAATGTTTCCGCTGCTTCTGTATGTTTTTCCTGGGCCAAATCAAACGGCGTTTCACGCACCGTTTTTGCCCAGTCTTGGGCCAAGTCAACTGACTTGACCCAATTTAAAAACTTAACCAGCGGCTTCCACGTCTCCTGTGTCATCCGCCTGTGCCTCTTCCACTGCTTCCACTACTGGCTCAGCAGCCGCTTGTATCGCAGCTGTACGCGCCTTTTCTGCCGCTAATTGGGCATCAAATTGCTGTTTCTGAAGTTTAAGAATGTTTTCCATTCTTACAAAATCTGGGTTTTGTGCAACGCGAGGATTCAAATTCACAAAATTTTCATCCGCGTATACTTTTTCAACCGTTTGATCAGTATCGCGTATATTCGTTTGAATAACGCCCTTTTTATCAAACTTAATCAAAACCTCTGCGTCTGTTGGACTAATAAACTCGACATCAATAATATCGTCGGTTCCTTTTCCAACCATTAATCCGCTTGTTTGATCCCAAACTTCAAATGTGCAGTTGCCCATTACCTTAAATTTGATTTGTCCTTTTGTGAATTGTTTCAATTCACCTTCTCCGTATGTTGACCATCCAGAGACGCTTCCCAATTTCCAATGCTTCATTTCATTTTCCTTTCGCATTTGTGCGGAGAGGGCAGGGAGGACGCCCCCTCCGCGTTAGCACTAGCCGTTAACGAGCTCCTCAATCGCTTCGTAGTCGCTAGTTGCATCTGTTTCGATCAACGCATCACCAAACTGAATGTTTGTATTCACGCTCAATTCCTGCATTGCAGTAATTTCAAAAGCCTCTGATGTTTGATCGCTAAACACTTTTTTGTGTAAATTCGTACACAAATAAGCGTCAGTACTCAGGCTTGGATCAGTAACCTCGTTGGACCACACTCGCGCTCTATCCTGGGAATATGCGTCATTTGCTGGCCTATAAAGCTTACCTCCGAGATTAATATTATCTCGACGCCATTCGTGATTAAGCGGCGCAAACCCCAGCACCGCATCTGGCGTGCTATGGTTTACATCCAAATGATCTTTTTTAACTTGAACCGCGTGCTGTCCGCCTAAAATTGACAGATTATCTTTCAATGCGTTCGGAAGCTGATCTGCAGATGTTGTGTACAAGAAATAATCTTTCTTGCGTTCCCAAATCTGTTCAGGTGCAATTTCCACAGTAGTTACCAATATACCACCTACTGACGTTCTGGGCATATTAACGCGATAATTTAAATTACAAATTCCTCGCGTTACACTGTCATCTAAATTGCCTGCATCGCTTGCAAATCGTTGCGCCATACTAAACACACCGCTTGCCTGACCTACTAACATTGGATCTTTTAACATTTCCAACGGCATAGTAATTCCCTGCATAAGCAGATCGATAATCCAGTCGTCGCTGCGGCCCGAATAAGCTGCACGAAGTTTGGCAAAACTTGCTAAATTCTTTGCAAGTTCAATATCTGCCAAATTCATCGTAGCTGAACCGCCACTTGTTAATTCAGCCCACACTTCATCAAACGCATATGTAGGATTAATTGTGTCCCCATCCGGATTTGTATTAGATCCAATATTATCAGGTACACCGTTCTGCGACGGTGCATAAGTATCGTGATAATTTTGGGATCTAATCGGAGCTTTAAACGTTAACCCTTTAAGATTAACTTCGCCCGCAATTAATTTTTCGTCGTAATCCGCCACAATATGACTATTGCCGCTGTTTGGCCAAAAACATTCTGCTAAACGATGGTCAAACTCATTACGTATTTTGTTTTCAACTGCAAACGCTGGCGACCGCGCTTTACGCCGATGATTAACAACCGCGTTATACGCTTGGACATAAGACATATTTAATTGCGTTGTTTGGAAATGCAAACCTAACGTTTTATAAAACTCGTCCCTGCCCAAACTCGTCGCAGTATCCCAACCAGACGCATTACCAGCACTATCATCGTTAACACTTGAACCGTTCCAAATCTGATTGATTTTAAAAAACGGTAATGGCGAACTCTCGCCAATATCGTTTTCTCCAGCATATGAACGGTTTAAACGCTCAAGGCTGCCGTCAAATTGCCCAAATGCCAAATATGGCACAAAATACGTACACGCTTTTGCGTGAACCGCATTTGCAATTGGTTCTGGTGTTTCTGCCATTAACAATGACATTCCAACACGACCGCTTGCTGAAGCTTCACGCTCAATTGGTTCCATTCTTACTGGCAAAACTTTTCCCGCATCGCCGTTCGTCATAGTTAAACCACGGGCAGGGCGGTTAGTACGCTTAAACGGTACCGATGTATTCGGTATAATTTCCGTATTCCTCATTTCTTTCGTCTCCTAATTATTCGTTTAATCGTGCGTCTAATCTGCGCGCATCGCTTGCATTTCATCTTTGTATTTTTGGCTGTGTAAAAAACTGACCAATCGAGGGCCAACCTATCGGCTCACCTCTGGTCCAATTTCCATCAGATGTTTGAAATAATTTTGGATATCTAAACGCCGTTGGCGCTTTATCTGACATTTCAATCATTGGACCCGTTTTTATAGTAGCCGTTGCAGCCGCTAGCCCACCAAAACCCATATCTAACAACTGTTCATGTGGTGCTGAAAACTGCTTTCCGTCTCCCGTCATATATCCCTGATATGCAGGAAATACTTCCGCAGCTTTATCATCCACAAACATATGTTGCCCATATGGATTTAATTGCGGAGATCCGTCTTTATTATACAAATAAACTTTGGTTTCAGGCTCCAAAGCCTCTTGTTGTAAACGCGTCAATTTTATTTCCGCTTTTTCGCGCATTCGTTGCAAACTTTTCTCGTTTGCATAAGATCTTTCGCTCATATCAACGTCGTGCACCATTTGTTCACGCCGTGCCGCGCCCGCAGTATAAGCGTTGCTACCTGCTACTAACGCGTCACCCAAAGGGTTCCGGCTAATTAAACCGACGTACTGGCCATATCCACCGCCACCCGTCGCGTACAAAGCCGTCAACGGGTTAAAACCCGCTCGAGTTGCGCTATTGCGCAAATTAACAAAATGATTTTTACGTTCCTTTTTGGCCTCCGCTTTATCCATTTTGCCTTTATAATACATCGCCGTCGCTGCACCTGCTTCAGGCCCACCCATAATTGTGGCGCCGACAGTTGCACCAACGGCTTCAGCTTCATACCAAAATTGATCCCAATTCATTTCACCAGCTCCAATTCATATAAATTGGGCCATAAAGCGCTACGCTTATAATGGCTCCCATCACTGCGCCATGCAGTAAATTCACAAACGTTTTATTCATCTCTTGCTCTCCGCTCTAAATTTGACAAAATTAGA